CGACAGTCCCGAATCGTCTAGATGCTGTTTCAGCAGAGAGACAGCGCCGATGATGCCCTGAGGTCCGCGCATCGCCTCGGCTAGCTGGAGACCCGTCAGGCCGATTTCCCCGAGAACCTTATTCGCCTGCTTGCTAGGCGCTCCAAGAAGCGACAGAGACATTCTGAGCCGCGTAGCAGCGTCTACAGCCGGCACGCCTTCGTCAGTCATCAGCGCGAGACCTGCGCCGACGCTTTGCAGCGAGACTCCGAACGTCTTCGCGCTCGGCAGGATTCCGGTTCCGATAGCGGCTACGAAATCTTCCATGCGCATGTTGCCAGCGCCGATGATCGCGTTTACCGTGCTCGCTGTCTGGCCGAAGGACTGAGCGCCTTTGATGCCTGAGCGCCATGCGCCGGCGAGCGCGTTCGTCGTCGCTTCGAGATCTGCCCCGCCGACTGCCGCTAGGTCAGTCGCCGTCTTAAGCGCTTTCATCGCGTCTACGTCGTCCATGCCGACGCTCTTAAGGTGATAAAGCGCTTCGGCTAGCTGTTCCGGCGACTGCTGCGCGGTCTTGCCGAGATTCAGCACTTGCTCGGAAAGCTTGCTGATTGACGCCTGGCTAGCGCCTGCCTGCGTATGAACCTTTTCCATCGCAGACTGAAAGTTCGTAGCCGCCTTGATCGACTCTGCGCCCCACGCGATAGCTGCGCCGGCAATCAGCGTTCCGGCCATCGATGCCGCTTTGCCGACTCGCGCGAAAGCGCCTTCGGTCTCGGCCCCGGCCTTCTTGGCTACCGGCGACAGCTCATCGCGACCCAAGAGAACGTAAGTAAGAGTCTTGCTCATCTCGGCTTGCTAGCCTCATTCCTCATTCTCTCGACAACTTGCGTCATCTCGATAAAATCCGTGTAACCGAGATCCCATATCGTCAGCGGCGTAAGGCCGTAGGCTTCATAGAATGGCTGATAGTAATAGCGGACCTGCGCGGCGAGTCCGCCTTTCTTGTCAGGCCACTCTAGGTTTTTGGGTCATTTACCGCCGCATCGTTTGCCGCTTGCATTCGCTTCTCTAGCTCTTCGATGCCGCGCTTTTCCTCTTCGGTGGCTTCCATCGCGAAATCGGTAAAGTCAATATCGACGTCTTCATAGCTGACGTTGATCTTGTCGCGCTTATGCAGAACGACAAGAAGAGCCGCGGTCGCATCAGGGTCGCCTTCGTCGCCGGCGGCTGCGAATGACTTCGCACCCATGCCGGTAAGCGCCTTGATAGTGCGCAGCTCTTTCAGTGTCGGACCTTCAAAGATCCACTCGTGCGGAATGTGGCACGTAAGACAGTTCTTAACTCTGATGATAGGCATTGTCGGGATACCTTTACTCATGCGTAGTTGCTGAAATACGGGTTTTACTCGTTTTACTCAGAGAGAGCGCTCAAACTCGCTCAGCGCGAGCGAGATCTCAGTCGCTATATACGGCTGCTGCTTTTCCATGGTTTCGTAAAAGAACGGCTCCGGTTTCTGCTGAACAACCGGCCCATGGCCGAATGTCGGATGCTCCCATGGGATTTCACCTTCGAGAACCCGGCCGAGATTTGATTTACCGCCGCGCGGGACGACGGTAATCAGAATCATCATGCTTCGAGACGTCAGCTTGACTTTTCGCGTGACTGAGTTCGCTATCGCGTTGCGCAGCGAGCCGCCTGGCGTATTGCGCCGGCTTCGGCCAGACGGCAACGCTCGCGCAGCCTGGCGGACTAGACGCTGACTAGGCGCTGTCGCCTTGAGAAGCGCTTTGCGCAGAGCAGGCTTCGCGTCGGCTCGCTGTAGCTTTCTCAGCGTGCGCAAACCCTGCGCGTCTAGCTCGCCGCGGATAGACCCGGAATTAACGGCCTTCGCCATGGCTCAGAGAGCCGTATCGCTGCTGACGTACTTAATCTGAATAGGCGCGTTAACGCCGTCGTTATAGACGGTAAACGTGCCGCTGACAGCGACGAGACCAGGACCAGAAACTACAGCCGGCGCAGCCGTGACCTTCGCAGCCGGAATGATGACGTTAAGCGCGAAGTTGTTACCGCTAGAGCCGATCTGCGGCCCCGTCGAGTCGATTTCGATTGCGATAGTCGTGCCGTTGCGGAAAACGCTATCCCACGTAGTCGAGTCGTATTCGCCTTCAAAGCTGCCGGTAAGCGCAACGAAGTCAGTCTCTAGCTGTTCCTTTTTGACGCCGGCATTCCCGAGACCATATCTATCGGTCGCAAGCGTGTATTTGCCTTCGAGAGTCAGCTTTGTGATAACGGACGGCACGACAGTCGCGCCAGAGATCGACGCTTCGCCAGAAGTCGTCGTTACGGTTCCGCCAGTCGTGAAGTTATTCACGTGAGAGAAGTTGTAAGCGAGGTTGCCGCTCGTATAGCTCGCGGTCGCGAGCGCTGTCGCGCCGTCTTCGTTCCATGCGTCAACCGTCATGTCAAGAATCGTCAGCGCGTTATCCTGCCACGTGATCGACCAATCGGTAATCTTGCAGCCGTTATAGGTCGTGGGCTTTACCGTGCCGGTTCCCGGCTCAGGCTTGCCGACCTGCGCGGTAAACGACTTGCCTTTCAGTCCTGCCGGCGTATGAACTTGCTTCCATGCTGTCGTTACGCCAATCTGAACGGGGGTAGCGGCCGAGCCGATAAGGTGCTGACACCACCAGCCGAATTTCTGCATATAGATCGGAATCTCAATCTTGCCGCTCGCGGTCTTTCGCGCGATACCCGCTAGATTGACATCCTTAAAACGAGAGCCGGCCTGAAGTGCCATGCCTTCGATGTAGGACGGCTGAAACGTCAATTCTGAGCTATTGAACGGCCAGAAGTGATCGACAGGCGTCGCAGACGTGCCTACCGTTGTTTCTGTCTTCGTTCCTAGCTGTGAGTCAAGCCCCGAACCGGTAGCCATTACTTATCACTCTTCTCAGCCGACGACGACGCCGCGCTCTCGTCGGATGCGGCAGAGGTCGATTTCTTCGATGCCGTCTTCTTTTCTGCGCCGTCTTGCCAAAGCGTGTCCGGCCAGACGGTTGATTCGGCGAGTTCGTCAGGCACGACAATTGATTCGCCCTGCTTTACTGTGCCGAGTTCGATACCGGCCACGACGACGCGCACGGCTTCGTCTGGACCGACATAACGCATTAGCATTCGGTCACTTTCCTTAAATGAGATTTGCTTCGCCGGAAATGACGAACTGAACGTGAACCATCGCGCCACCCGTTGTATTGAGAACCTGAGTGCCCGTTACCGCAGAAACGAGCATGTTGTATATCTCGTTCGTCGGGTGCTTATTGCCGGCTAGGTAAGTGCCGACGTCTTGGATAATCGACAGAGCGCTCGCGCGAGCCGTCGATATGCTGTTAGCCGTCGCTATGCCTACGGCGACGCACGGGATATCGAAATGCTCATCTCGCGCTATCTGGCCTAGGCCGCTGAATTGCTGAGTCATCGCAGCGCCCGATACGGGGTTGCCTGAGTCGTCTAGGGTCTCTGCGCCGATGACGAGATATTGACTCACTCCTCTTTGCGGGCGCTTTGACGGAGGTCCGTCGAAAACCTGATAGGTAACGGCAGACGTCATGCCGGCGACGACGCTCGTAATCGCGTCGCCGATCGCAGTCGTTTTCATCAGGCAAACCCCGGCATCGCTTCGCGTTCCAGTAGCGCGCGAGCATGAGGCGGCATGTCATACGAATTGAGCATCTGCTCATAGCGCGCGGTATCTTCCGGCCCCGGCTCTAGAGTGCCGAACCCGTAAGAGCGTTGAGTCGCCCACAGATCGAGAATGATCTCTTTGACTGCTAGCTGAACGCGCTGAGGAATGACAAGCCTGCCTGCCGTGTAAGTCGCTTTCCACGGCCCCCACCAGAAGGGAATGAGGTCCGCGGATTCGACCGTTCCCGAATCCGGGTAGACGATCAGGTTAGAAGCTGTCCACGAAGGGCCGCCGGCGTAGACAGACGTAATCGACTGAACGGCCGTGACGCTGACTAGCGGGGCATGCGGCAGGCGTATCACCTG